TGCCATACTCATTTAGCAGTAGCGATACACCGCTGCCGAAGTAAGCAATTAAAAGGTCTGACCAGTTACCGTAGAACAGATCACTACCAGTAGCTGTGCCTGTGTTATCTGCTTTGATTTTGTTGTCAGACTTAACGACATTGCTTACAATCGTTGGCATGCCTGCAATACCTGCACCTGCATAGAGATAATCAGCACTTGTTAATGTGCTGATTAACAGTGTCTGCATTAGCTTATATCTTGTCTTCGGATTGCAAATAAACGCCCTGCGACCTTGACCGATGTTTGCTTGGTCAGCAGTAGATGCCATACCTAATGCTTTGGCATACGTAAGGTCTGCGCCTGCTGTGGTGTCGTCTAATGCATTAGTTAATCTCGTGATACCGCTCGGCTCTAAAGGTGTTAGGGCTGGTAAATTTGCTTTGTTGGTGCTATCGACCTTATCCTTATCGCCGCCGCCATATAGCGCAGTGCGGTCAATCTCATGTGCCAACACTTGCATTAGGTCGTTGCGACATATCATCTCAATTGAGGGGTCGCTTGATAGCGCAGTCTGCGCTGACCAGCTAGTGAGTCCCATTAGCTTGCGCGGCTTTAGCTCCACGCTATCAAAGGTTAGGTCATCGTTGGTAGCAGTGCCATCTTCCGCTAACCACCTTGCTTGGGTAGTATTAGTTTGCCGAGGTATCCTTATAGCACTGCTCGCACCTCGCAACATCGTTGCACCTGCTTGACCGACAACCAACACGTTGCGCAAAAACTCAATAAAATTACCTGCAAGGTAATCTTCAGATTTTAATTTGTTAGCGCCAGCAGTGCTGGCATCAGTGTTGATAGTGCGGGTTTGCAATGCATCAAAAGGCATCACAAAATCGCCTTGTGCCAAGCTATCAGTGCGTTTCAGCTCATCTGATATTTCAGTCTCACTGCCAATATCACAGCCCTTGCCAGCAACATTTGCGACAACCTTGCTTAAAGAAAACGCACGAGAACGGGTTTGAAAATCTCGGTCTTCTTTATCTTTGGGTTGCGCATTTTGTTTAGCAAGGTTGAATAGGTATTCGGCTTGCTCTTTTTCTTCGGTCTTTGTCGCTAGCAGAGACTTCAGCTCTTTGACTTTTTTTGTTTCGTCGTCGTTTAGAGATCGTTCTTCTAGCGTCTTGGAATATTTTATTAATTCTGTCTTTATTCCGTCGCATTCTTGCGACAGCATGGCTGCTGATGGCATTGGTATCCCTTGTTTAAGTAGTTGTTACTAAATTAAGTATAGCTTATTAAAGCGAAAATAAAAACGGGTTAGCCCTAGTGGTTTCGGCTAGTTTCTTTGAAACGTGGAGAGAGTTAAGCAAAGACATCAATGGATCAATCTTATCTTTGCTAACCGCTTTGGTTAGTTTTTTGCTACCAGCCGCATCTCTGACCACTACTGCATTTGTTACCGCAAAGGTTAGCAGCGGGTTTGCGTTGTGTTTCAACTGCTTGTTTAGCACTAGTTTTTCGCACAATTCAACCAACTGTGTTTGTGTGCCAAACCCTTGGCCGACAGGCACAAGGTCAAGCTCGATTTCTTCTTTGGCAAAGATCGACTTGATAGTTTCAAGCCGCCAGCGGTCATACCCCATCGCTTTGCAGTCATAGTCTTTGATTATTTGTTTCAGCGTCGGCAAGACATCAATATCAAATTCAATACCCTCGCCTTTGCTTACTTGCATTAAACCCATGTCTATCCACGCGCCATATAAGTCAAGTGTGGCAAGGTTCTCAAGTGCCTTTTTTGCACACCATACCCAAGTCCAGACATGAAAATCTTCAGACAGTAATGTCAATGCAGTTAGGTCTAGGGTTGAACTCATGTCGAGACCGAGAACACATTCCTTGCCCTTGAAAGCATCAAGACCGAATCGCTCAACGCCGCAAGCCATCCACGTTTGGCGAGCTATCCATTCAACATCCGCACCTACTTTCGTGTAGGGAACGTTCATGTAATAGCGTTTGAACGCTGCAAACTGCGATGGCAAGTGTTTGCATTGTGCATAAAATTGTTTCAGTTCTTTTGCGTTGCGCACAGTGCCTAGCGATGGGTTTGCCTTGCGCCAAGTATTAGGATTCGCAAAGTCATCGCTTGGCGAGGCCTCATAAATTTTTGCATAGAAACTATCGTCTTGAATATCACCTGCAATTATTTTTTTAGCTCTGACCACCTCCTGCGCAAAACAATTTTCAGGTGTGCCTGCGCTGGTGCTGACGATAAGGCAAAGCGCTTCGTCATGTGCACCACCAGCGGTTTTGATAGCAAAATAGGCATCTGATCTTTTGTATTCCCCCGCTTCGTCAATAATCGCCAAGTATGGCGACAAGCCTTGGTTGCGACTACCATCGCTCGCCAAAGCTCGATAAGTCATGCCTGTTTCTTTGTGTCTAATTTTTTTGGTAAAGGTTTGAATGTTTACTGCGGCTAGCAATTGCGGACACTGTAAGAGTATTTGATGCAACTTTTCAAATACCAGACCTGCTTGATCTCGGTCGCAGGCTAGGCTTACTAGCTGCGCATTCTTCTTTTGCAGTTGCGGGATAAATAAGTGAGCTAATACGATGCCCGATGCCATTGAGGTCTTGCCGTTTTTGCGCGCGATACTGCACAGTGCAGTACGCACCAATCGCTTACCACCAGCGGTTTTGAAGACGTTCTTAATAAATTCTTTTTGCCAAGGCAAAAGCTTGAACGGCTCGCCCTCCGGGGTAGGTAGCGCCTGGATAAAATTGATTATCGTTACATGCAGTTGTCTAGACTGTTTATAGTCTGCCCGCCAATCGCTTATCGCCATTGGCTTTGAATGTCTTCCTGCTGCGCCCATATTTTGATAATATTATCAAAAAGGGGTAGCATGTTTAGAAAAAAAAGCAAAAAACCAACGCAAGAAGAACTCAATGCTGCAATTGAAGATACGCTCGACACCATTGCTAAAACGACTACGCATTACTTGAAAAGCATGCGGGAAAAACTTCCAGCTAAAGAGATGCCGAATGAACTCGATGCTAACCAAATTTTATCGACCGAATTGATGGTCATGCGCCAAGTTCTATCACCACTTAATCCGTTGAAAGTCTCAGCAGCGGTATGCAAAGGGTTTGTAGATGCCGATTGGGTTGCGCGTAGAAATGATGACGATACTGTGGCTGCATTCACCTACGCACCGCAAAAAGTCGAAATTGTGCCAATACAAAAAAAATAGCAATATCTGGCTAATGCCTAGGTATTAGGCAACCAAGAAAAGGCCGCTCACGGCTAAATTAGAGCTTTGCTTTTTCCGATAGGTGTGTATACCTCACAAAGGTATTAGATCTGATGGCTGGCTTACTCCCGTTTGCCAGCCATTGGTCTGTTCAGCCCCGCGTGTGCGGGGAACATATAGCAGGCTGTTTGGAACATTGCCTGTAAACTCGGTTCAGCCCCGCGTGTGCGGGGAACATGAATATCTATGCCATAAATGCTACTAGTGTCAAGGTTCAGCCCCGCGTGTGCGGGGAACATATCAGCGACCTCACGATTGCCAGCCATTGGGTCTTTTGGCAAAAACAGAGCTAAAGCTTACTAATTATCTGTCGATAAGTAGTTATAAACAACGGGAGATCAAGATGGACAAAATCAACAAACAGGCAACCGTGTTAGTTGCCGAACTAAACCAAATCTGCACCGATGGTGAGCTTGATGCTCGGCTAGAGCGACACAAGTTTAATAAGTATGTCGATCGCTATACCACGCAAGACGGCGACACTCACGCCGACTACGTGATTGCGCTGATCAAAGAGCTAGCATGGGCACGATACCCCGACATGGACAGCGCTAACCCGCTCGTCGAGGTTACATTTAATCTCGCTAAAGAGAGTGGGATTGCAAGATTAAGGAGTTAATATGATTACCAGCAACCAAGAACAGCTAGCGCAATTCCTGCAAGACCGATTGTGGTCAATGTGCAGTCTCAATGAGATTGATCCCGACCAACGTCTTGAGGAACTGCTAGAAGTAAACCCTGAAGTCTGCGACCTTGATAAGGCTGATAAAGATTTAATCCGCACACGTGTGCTTGAGTTGAT